GATGTGTTCTATGAGCTTCACCTTAGACCTTAAAGAATTTGCAGAGAAATCACATCGTGACGCATTGGAAGTGGTGCAAGTAACTGCTATTGACTTGTTTACTAGGGTTGTTAAACAAACACCTGTGGGTAATCCTTCATTGTGGAAACCTGCGGGTGAGCGTAAAGCGCCTAAAGATTATCAGCCAGGCAAGCTTAGAGCTAACTGGCAAGCAAGCGTGTCTACGCCAGAGAAGTCTATTTTAGATATACGAGATACTAACGGTGCTAACACTATAGCCGGTATAACTAAAGTAGTTCAGTCTTCAACTGGTCAAAATTTGTACTTAGCCAACAATCTTCCTTATGCGGGTAGAATTGAGTTTGGATACTCTACTCAGGCTCCCGCTGGAATGGTAAGAGTTAATGTAGCGGCTTTTCAGCAAGCAATTGATAAGGCTATAAATAAGGTAGTCAAATGAGTACAGTGTTTTCAGATATTAGTACAGCATTAGATGTGAGATTAGACTCTCTTGCAGGCCGATCCCCTATAGCTTGGGAAAATATTGGTTTTAAGCCAGTCAAGAATAAATTATATCTAAGGCCGACTCATTTACCAGCCCCTACAGTTCAAGCAGGCTTAGGTAATGGCGGTTTAGATGAATATGTAGGTATATACCAAATAGATGTGTTTGCTCCAGCAGGTAAAGGCAGAGGAGCTTCAGAGAAGAAATTAGATGCTATTGCTGACCATTTTAAACGTGGTACTGATTTGTTGTACAATGGTGTTTATGTTCGGCTTGGTAATGTATCAAGAAACGCAGGATTTATTGACGAAGAAAGATTCGTCACTTCAGTAACAATTAATTATATGGCTCATGTAGCGCCGAGGTAAATTATGACTATAGCAACAGGTTCACGACACAATTTGGCGTACATAGCCGAAACCACGTTTGGCACTACGCCAAGCACCCCAGGCTTTCAGAATTTGCGCCATACTGGTACAACTTTGGGTCTATCTAAAGATGCAATCGAATCAGAAGAATTGCGCGATGATCGTCAGATCGCACACTTCCGTCACGGTAACAAGAGTGTTTCTGGTGATGTAAACATCGAGCTGTCTTATGGAACATTTGATGACTTTATTGAAGCTGCTTTAGCAGGAACTTGGGCAGCTAACATTCTTAAAGCAGGTACAACTCGCAGAAGCTTTACTATCGAGAGACACCATGAAGATATTAATAAGTATTTGCGATCTACTGGTTGCAGTATTAATACAATGTCTTTGTCTGTTGCACCTAATTCAATGATTACAGGATCGTTTGGAATTATTGGTAGCGGCTTTGCGGCAAACGGATCAGCCATATCTGGTTCTACTTACACTGCGGAAACTACTGCACCGCCATTTGACTCATTTACTGGATCAATTACTGAAGGCGGATCTTCTATTGCTATTGTTACTGGACTAGAGCTAAGTATTGATAACGGTATGGAAGCACTATACGTTGTTGGTCAAGATACGACTCTTGAGCCATCTATCGGTAAGTCTACTGTGACAGGTTCCGTAACTGCTTACTTTGAAGACATTACATTGCTTAACAAGTTTGTGAACGAAACAGAGTCTTCTTTGCAGTTCACATTAACTGACTCAGCAGGAAAAGATTATGTTTTCCTAATGCCTAAAATTAAGTACAACTCTGGCAACCCAGAAGCAGTAGGCCCTGGTGCAGTAACTATTTCATTGGATTTTGTAGCTCTTTATGATTCTACAGCAGCAACCCAGTTGAAAATTACACGCCAACCCTAGTAATATAAAAGCTACAAACCTAAAGGGGCTGAAAGGCCCCTTAATTAACTCTGGAGAGAGATTATGGATTTAAAACAGTTGTACACTGCTGACGCGCACAACGAAGGCATTGAGATATGCATTAAAAGCCCCTTAGACGGCAAAGAAACTGATTTCTATGTAACCGTAATGGGTGTGGACTCTAAAGCGTACAGAGAGGCTGTCAGGGCTTATCACAGGAAGCTGCTTAATAAGGAAGAGGGTGGTGATATTGATCTTCTTGTATCGGTGACTAAATCTTGGAGAGGGCTTCAAGATCAAGGTAAAGATGTTAAGTTCAGCCCAAAGGTTGCTGCTAAGTTATATAATCAATCACCTAATGTTGCATCTCAGTTAGATGCTGCTGTAGCTGACCGCAAAAATTTTATCAAGGGCTAATTGAAGAGTTAGAAGCCTTTGGTCAGTGGCATTTTTGGGCTGCTGGCTATGATAAAGGTTCTAAAGTTAGCCGATTAGATAATCTAAATCAAATAGCAAAATCTTTAGGTAGAAACCCTAAAGAGCTAGACGAGAAACCTACTTTGCGTGATGAACTCACTTATTTGTGGGTTCTTTTCGTGTCTCTCAAGAATGCTTCCAGTGGCGTTATCAGTTATACTCAAATCAAAGATTACATGGCTATCTATGGCAACTTATCTACTTTTGAGGTAGATGCAATTAGATCGCTTGATTTATTGCATTCTAAAGAGACTAATAATCATGGCTGAAATGAATACGCTAATCATTGGCGTTGAAACAAAAGGCGCTAAAGAAGCTGCTACCGCATTAGATCATTTAGCTAAATCTGGCGAGAAAGCAGAGAAGAAAACCAAAGGCGTTGGTAAGGGAGCGGGTCAAACTGTAGCTCCATTCAAAGCTATGCGAGGCGCTACTCAGCAAGCCTCTTTCCAGTTGCAGGATATTGCGGTACAGGCACAGTCTGGAACTGACGCTTTCATTATTATTGGTCAACAGGGGCCGCAACTTGCTTCTATCTTTGGCCCAGGTGGCGCTGTCTTTGGTGCTTTTATTGCTTTTGGTGCTTTACTTGCAGGGCTTGCATATAAAAGTTTGCCAGATACCACTAGTGCTGTTAGTGAATTAGATACTTCAGCGGAAAGCTTAAAAGACACTTATCACGACTTAACTTTAGCTCAAAAAGAATTTCTACAAATTAGCATAGCAGAAGAGATGCTAAAAACGGAAAAGAATGTAAAAAAAGCTGAAGAAAGAATAGCTGAACTAAATAATGTTCTTAAAATGCAGGGCAAGTTTTTAAGTCCAGATGCAATTAAACATTTTCGTCAAGAAATATTAGAGATGGCAGCCGTAGTTGATGAGAATGGCATTTCTTTACAAACTTATAAAGATATTTTGAACGGAGTTACTCCAGCTACTATTGCTGCCGCAGACGCAGAAAAAGATTATATAGAAAAGCTATCTGATGAGTTATTACAGCTAACGCTTACTGGTGATTCGCTCTTAGAATACAATGCAATAAAGGGAGGTGCTACCGAAGCGTCATTAGAATCTGCTGTTGCTTTACAAAAAGAAATTGATGCAATTAAAGCTCTGCAAAAAGCAGAAGAGGATGCGGCTGCACAAAAAATCAAAGATGATGCCGCTGCTGTCAAAGCTGCTGTTAAAGCCAAAGCTGACGCTGATAAGCTCGAAGATAATCTTGATACATTCTTTGCTAAAGAAAATGTCAAAAGAGATGCAAAGAAATTAGCTGCTCAAGAGAATCTTGCTGTAATTGAACAGTCATTGATGAGCGAGAGAGAATTGGTATCTGCATACGCTGCTGAAGATTTAGCCCGTATAACTGCTGATCGTGATGCTAACCTAATTAGCGCAGAGCAATTTAATATCGCTAAGGGGCAAATTGAGCAAGATGCCGCTAATCAACGGGTTGCTATTACTACGGAAGAAGAGCAGAAAAAAGCTGAACTTCGGAATGCGGTTAATCAACAGCTTTTAGGACAGGCGGCAGGAATTGCTGGTCAATTGACTTCAATGGCTGCTGCTGCTTACGGCGAAGAATCTGCTGCATACAAAGCTTTCTTCTTGCTGCAACAAGGAATTGCAATTGCTCAAACTATAGTTTCTACACAAGTTGCGGCTATGGGGATGATGGCCGCTTTACCAGGGCCAGCAGGTATTGCTATGGCTGGTAAAGTACAAGCAATGGGTGCTGTTAGTGTTGGTCTTATCGCTGGTCAAACTGTTGCAGGTCTTGCTAGAGCTAACGGTGGTCAGGTTAGAGGTGGAGAGTCTTATCTAGTAGGTGAGCGTGGGCCAGAGCTTCTAACTATGGGAACATCAGGTAGAATAGCTACAAATGAAAACCTTAAATCAGCCATGAATAGTGAAGGTTCAATGCAACAGGCGCAAAATGTTAGTGTAAACTTCACAATACAAGCTAATGACACTGCCGGATTTGATGATTTGCTAAATTCGCGCAGGGGTCAGATAATAAATATGGTTAACCGAGCAGTTAACAATCGCGGAAGGGCATCAATAACATGAGTGGAGTATATCCTGATACACCTGTTTTTGAGTCTGTTGGCTTTACTAGTAAGTTTTTTAACTTGTCTAGTGAGAGCTTATCAGGACGTACACAGGTTAGAAATATTGGCGGTCAAAGATGGGAGTTCACTGCATCTTATTCTCGATTAACTAGAGAAGAGTTTGCTCCTATTATGGCTTTTTTGATGCTGCAAAAAGGCAGTAATGAAACTTTTACTATTAAAATACCGCAGATTTCTTTTAAGTCTGGAGGGATTACTGGAACAGTTAAGGCTAACTTGTCAACCACGCTGCCAGTCGGCTCAACTTCTGTTGCTGTTGATGGCATTACAGGCGGTACGTTTAAAGCTGGTGATTTATTTAAGTTTGCTAATCATACAAAAAACTACATGATAACCTCTGACTTGTCTTCTAATGGTAGTTTACAGTTTCAACCTCCTAGCGTTGCTTCGGTAGCAAACAATGTAACCATAAACAAGGACACGGTTTCTATGACTGTTCGTTTAGCTAATGACATCCAGTCTTACGATCTGGGGTCTGCATCCTTGCTAGACTTTGAAATTGATTTTATAGAGGCTATCTAATGCCAAGAGGTCTTCACAGTAATACTATCGCTGCACTTGCTTCAGATTCTTTTAACCTGGCAACTCTAATACAGTTTGATTTTAGTACGACTATTAGAATTACTGATTGGGGTAGAAACGTATATTCTGGAGGTAGTACTTGGACATCAAGTAGTCATCTAATCGGCGTAGATGCTCCGCAAGAAACGCAAGGATTAAGAGTAA